TTTCGTTCCCTGCAGGTAGAGATAGCCACCCACGGTGAGATTATCCGGCAACGCTGTTATTTTCGTTCCCTGCAGGTAGAGATAGCCACCCACGGTGAGATTATCCGGCAACGCTGTTATTGGCGTATCGCGCAGGTCGAGATAGCCACCCACGGTGAGATTATCCGGCAACGCTGTTATTGGCGTATCGCGCAGGTCGAGAGAGCCACCCACGGTGAGATTATCCCCGACTTTCTTGATATTACTCGGGTGTATTTTCCATTGCTTAGCTAACGCTTCAATTTCATGCGCCGCTGTGTTTTCGTTGTCTGTCATGACTATCCCCTTGCGTTAATTCCCCCGGCCCGAAAGCCGGGGGTGTTGAATCAAACCAGCTGCCTATGCAGCGGTTTTTTTATCCTTTGGTTCTTTTGTGTCCTTGGTGTCCTTCGCAGGCTTCGTCGCGGCTTCAGGTTCTTCGCCTGCGACCGTTAATTGAAAAGTCGTGCCGGACTGGACGATGAACTGATGCTCATCGCTCGGGGCAATAACGGAGTTATCGCCTTCAGTGCTTGTGACTTGCAGCGATTTACCGCCTGGCGCTTCCGAGTTCCGGATTACGGTTTTGATCATGATTGGATATTCCTTGTGTTGGTTAGATGGTTGCCCGTCTCTCCGAGCTGTCACGGCCACTAACGCAGGCGTTCTCGTCAACTAACATTGCTATTTTTTGCCTCGCTTATGGCTAATACGAACGCATACGCACTACCTCCATTCCGTTTAGGTTGCGGGGGACTTCCATTCGGAAACTACGAAGCTACGACACCGGCCGGATCGCCGGGCTGAGCTGAAGGAATGGGCGGCAAGCCAAACGGATCCGCCGCAATAGCAGCGTCAATTTCAGCCGCACTTTTTTTCAGACGTTCCATATAAGGCTGCAATTCAACGTGCTGGGGTCTCTTCAGTGTGTTCCAATAACCCAGCAATTTTGTCGTGCCTCCCTTGGCCGACTCCGTTGCGTCAATGAGCAGCTGCTCGATATCGACCTCTTCGCTATTAGCTACTGGTGTGACTGCTGGCGAAGTTGCCGCAACCACCAGCGGCAATACACGGAAAGGCCTTTTGCTGTTTCTAGACGCAGTCAGCGACATGGTGATCGGCTCACTGATATCGGACATATGGCTGATTCGGATGCCGCCGGTCTGCTGCCCGCCGAAAGACACCGAAGGATCTCGGAATAACGTCAGCGAACGGCCGATATATTGACTGCCATCGCCACCCCATACGCCAACCAGGACACGGCGCATGGATTTGCACGGTTTCCAGGGCTTGCCGTTATCGCCTTCGTAATGAACTGCGACAGGTTGTTCACCCGCCAGCAAGGTCACTTTTGTCACTTTAATGGTTACGCCGCCGCCGATAAGGTCATCAGCGTTCAGCTGATCGCTTTTTGCGATAATCGTTTGCTTCATATCAATCATAAAAATATCTCCGTTTCTTTTCGCCGTTCTGTGGGTATCAGGCGCATCTCTCCGGATGCCGCCAGATTTCTGTATTTTTCCAAAGCCTCGATCATTTTGGCCTCGAACATGGTTGCGGCCGCGACGATGGCGGTTTGCACCTTTTCGTCCGCATAAATCCGCTTGGTGTACATAGGAAGGCCACCGCAAAAGCTGATGAAATCCCACCATGGCCGCTCGGTAACGAGCATGCTGGTTTGCACCTGAATCATGAATTCTTCGGGCATTTCGTCTTTCAGGATGGTTTCGAGCTGAAATTTCTGGCGCCGTCCTTTGGCCTCGATGCCGCCGTCATCTCCGACCAGCGCATCAGGTGAGCATCCGAGCGTGAAACCCCATTTATCATTGGTGACAAAGCCAACGATGCGCGTCTCTGCATATTCATCTCTGTAGATATTGACGGCTTCGACTTCATCATCCTTGCCGCGCACCATGTCTTCGCTGACATAAGATGGCTCGACATAGCCGGTGATGCGTTGGGCCATCAGCTCATAGAAATGCGCGCGCATCTTGTCGTTATTGGCAAATTCAAGCTTGCTTGGCGTGATGATCAGCTTCATTTCGCTGGCCGTCAGCATGCCGCAGCGAATTTTGAACCATGACTCGCTGCCCTGTAACATTTCTTCGTGAATGGTAATGGTCATGACGCGGCCTGTTTGTCTGTAATGCCCATGGCCCGTTCCATCTCTATGCATTTTTGCTCGAGGAAATCGGCCGTATTTTTCCAGCGCTTTGCTTTCTGTGGTAACGAGAGTTCGTTCGCTGAACTCGCGCTAAGGCGTAATTCGCTGGCTGTAATGCGCAGCTCTCTGATGTCCCAGCTGCTCATGGCTTTGCCTTTCCGGCCGGGCGCGGATCCGTCGGCACAAAATTCTGGGTCAGGTGATGCGCATCGAGGCATTCCTTCAGAATGCGCTCGGCCTCTTCCAGCACATCGGCCACGGTTGCAACCGCTGCGCCTTCCACGTCGACGCTCATGAGGCTGACCAGGGCGTTCGCATTAATCAGCAGATTGGTGGCGATCTGCTCGGCCTGGCCGTCATTGGAACGCAGGAAAGCTGTTCGGCCGCGAATATCCGGTTTAATGATGTCGCGTTCAGACATTGCTATCCCCCGTGGCTAATTCACAGTTACCGGTCGCGCGGCATTCGTCGCTGACATAAGCCGCATCTTCGCGGCCATAGGCGCGATCCAAGCCGATAAGCGACATCACTGCTATGACGGCGAGCGTGATTACAAAAATGATGTTGCCGTAATTTCTGGCGAGCAAACTACGCATGGCCACCTCCAAGCATTTCACGGAAGCAGTTGTTGATTGCCGGCGTTATTTCAGCAGGGATTGATGGATGGCCGATCAGCATGATCCAGGCCTTCCCAATCGCTACCCGATCCGCATCCGTCAGCTCGAGCTGGGGAATGTCACGGCGCTCGACATGTTGCAGGTGATGCGCCAGGACTTGATCGTTAGTGGCGGGAAAATTCACTAAAGTGCCCATGACTACGCCTCCGCCCGATAGAGATCAGGAACATCAGCATCGGCATCGCGCAATGCGCGGCGGCTGTCTTCAAGCTGCCGGTGATACGTATCGGCCAGCGATTCACGAAGGCAATCAATCTCATGTTGATTGAGTGGGCCGAGGCCTGCCTTTGCTCCCTCGAGCTGAGCTGCAGCGATGACATTATCGATAGCGCAACGCGCCCGGCGGAATTCAGCCTGGGCGGAAAGTTCCTGACTCGAAGCCTCTGCATATCGGCGATCAAACGCCGCGCTGTTGAAATTATCTGGAAAGTTGGACATGTGTGCCTCCATGTGGTTATGGAGCACATATTACGCTATTGGCGTAACTTATACAATAGAAAATTACGCTATCGGCGTAACTTTTTGCTATCGTATTATTATTTAACATCAAAACAACACCTCCCAGACAATTCGCATTGCGCTCTAATGAGGTGTTGAATGAAGGTAGTTGTTTGACTACATAAGCGCTTCAGCCAATCGCGTTATGTGGTCTGCGTTGAGCCTCTTCGTTCCGGAACGCAGCTCATTTAAGTACGAATGACTTATGCCTGATTTGTCAGCCAAGGCCTTCAATGTCATTCCTGATATTTTTCTAAGCTTATCAATGTTGTGCGCCATTAGCGTAAAGCTATGGCTCGTTGCACAAGATGTAAATATAGCCATTAGCGTAACATCACGGTTGACGAAGTTACGCTAATAGCGTAACATGTATGTATGAAATTAGTTGAATTCATCGAGTCTAACCAACTCACCGTCACCCAGTTTGCCGAAACGATTAATCGGCCTCGCAGCAGCGTTTATGAATATGTAAATGGTCGCAAGATACCCAACCAAGACACAATGTGTCGCATCTTTGATGCCACTAAAGGGCAAGTAACGCCTAACGATTTCTATGGCATCCCCACTCCCCCAGGCGCACGAATTTCCGTTCCGCGGCCGGAAGGAGTTTCTGAAAACCGAAGTTGATACGAGATCGCGCTCTCCCCGTTCTACCGTTCCGGGGATCGAGCGCGAGCGCCGGGCGCGGGTCGTGCTAGTCGCGCCCGGCAAACTACCAAAAATAACAATCATGCTCGTATAGGGCATTTCGGGACGCTTTATGTCGAATGCTTTTATAAGTTTAAATCCGGTTGATAAGGCTCGAATGCGCTTCAGCGCTGAGTTGCGATATCACATGCAATTGCGCGGGTTTGACGACAAAAACACCAGATCTATCAAATCATTCGCCCGCCTGATTGGCGTGGCACCTGGCACGGTTGAAGGTTGGCTGTTAGGGCAACCGCCGCGTTTCGACCATCTTTTTCGCATCATCCATATTCTCGGCGCCGAGTTTGCCATCGAAATCCTGCAGCCGCTCGGAATCCATCTCCAGCCGGTGCAAGAGCCTGCGTCCACCAGCCATAAAAAGAGGAAGCACCATGAATCCTGAAACAGAAAACGACGATTTACCCCCTATTGGCCATAACGGTTACGGCGAGACATACCGGGTCGGCAACCTTGCCGGTGATCAGCTGCGAAGCGTCATCGAACGCATCGAGCGGTTGGAGGAAGAGAAAGCCGCACTCGCAGCCGATATTAAAGACGTTTATTCCGAGGCTAAAGGCAATGGATTGCACAACAAGACCATTCGCAAAATCGTCAAGATCCGCAAGATGGATCATGCCGAACGTGCCGAGGAAGAACATTTGCTCGAGGTGTATAAACGCGCTCTGGGCATGCGCTCGGTCTTTGAGGACGGTGAATAGCCATGCCACGATTTACGGAAGAGCAATTCACGTTATTGCTGAAAGGCGGGTTTGCGCCACCCTCGCCGAAGCGCAAGAAATCGAAGCCGGAAAGCGGCGTTGTCAGCGCCTGCCTGAAATGGCTATGGTATCGCGGCTGTTATGTCTGGCGGAACAACACGGGCGCGTTGAAAACAAATGAAGGCCAATGGGTACGGTTCGGTCTCAAAGGCTCGGCTGACATTATCGGTGTTTCACCCGCCGGCCGATTCCTGGCCATCGAATGCAAAGCGCCAGGTCAATATCTCAAACCAGAGCAAAAGGCGTTTAGAGACACCATAGAAGCACATAAGGGCATCTATGTGATGGCTCGTAGTACCGACGACCTTGAGAAGATGCAGGGCATCATTCTCGGCCAAATGGGGATGCCTGGATGAGCAAGACACGGAAACGATACCGGAAGCCGAAACGATACCGCCTGCGATTCCAGAAGCGGATTGCCGGGCGTATGCGTTGTTTCGAAGTCCAGGTCGAATACCGCCAGGCCGGGGGTGAATCATGACCGGTTATTACCAGATGCAACGCGGCTGGATGAAACATCCTATTTTCAAGAAAGAACCGATGACCGAACGGGAAGCCTGGATGTGGCTAATCGAGGAAGCGCGATGGAAAGATACTAACGAATATATAGACGGTAAATGGATAATGATTAAGCGCGGTCAACTTTCTCACTCCATTCGTTACCTTGCGGAGGCATGGGGCTGGAACCGCAGAAAAGCTGAGATGTTTATTAACCGTCTAAAAAACGTGACAATGATTGAGACAGTCAATGGGACAAAGAGACAGATAATAAACATCTGTAACTACGAAAGATATCAGGCCCCCTCCGAAGAAAATGGGACAGTTCGCGGGACAGAGAATGGGACAATCTTGGGACAATCTTGGGACAAAATAGAAGAAGGAAAGAAAGAAAGAAATAAGATCTCTGATGATGAATGCGCGCGCGACCCTGAAGAAAATGTTTTAGATGAAATAAAAAATATCACAAAAAAACTTCAGGAAATTTTTCACACGCCTCATCCGTTCAGCATGGCACCGGTCGCCTCATGGATTGGCTGGGGGGCAAATTACGAACTCGACATCCGGCCAGCTGCTGAACGCTACCTGGCCAAGAAGGCAGCGCCACCTCGATCGCTGACCTGGCTGAATGAGGAAATCGCCACCAGCATCCGCCAGCGCAAATCACCGATGCCAGAACCATCGCCGCCACCTTCGCCAAAGCTATCAACGCCAGCGCGCAGGGAAACCCGTGAGGAATGGCTTGCCCGCAAACGCCTTGAGTATGCATCCGAAGGAGAAACCACCACATGAGCGGAAACCAAGCGGATTTTCTCGTTATCGAACATTTCGTCGCGCCACTGAGAGACCTGTTCGGAGATTTGGAACCAAAGCAGGAAGCGGCGTATTGTAGGCATTTACGGGTATTTTCAAGCGCTACCTTATCGAAAGCTGTCGAACACCTGGAAGCCAATCACCGGTACAAGCGTTTCCCGTCAGTCGCAGAATGCCTCGAGGCATGCAGAAAATTTCCCACAGGTTCCGCAGCGCCGGTGACAAACCGCAACAGCGCGATGCCATGGGAGGAAGCCAGGGCCCGCGCACAGCAGCTGGTAGCTGAGTTCATGCAGCGCTGGTGCGGTATTTCAGCACACTGGCAACAAGCACAGGCGGAAGGTTGGGAATGGGAGTTGGAAAAGCACGTCCGAGCTCTCGCAAGTGTTCAGGCATGCATGATTGCCGGTATAAAAAACCTAGGCTGGGATGCGTATTGCATTTTTGGGAAGATTCCATCTGATGACGAGGTCGCTGAATTCATGCGCCTTTGCAGGGAGCAAGCCGCGACCGGTGAAATCTCGGTGACTATCCTTCCGGAGCGCATCGAGCAGCTGCGCCAGGCGCGACGGATTGCCACAACCACCCCAGAGGCCGGGCATATCGGCCGGTATCTCGAGGCCAGCTGATGACGAAGAAACTTGATGACAAGTCCTGGCTCGAGAAAACCCACAAGGAGGCCTGCGCCTGGTTGACAGACCGCCTTCAGGATGCGGTCGAGACGCATGACCTTTTGCCCGGCCCGTCACATCTCCGCCTGGTGGCCATGTTCAACAACATCACACTTCCGGAAGACGATGTGATGAATGATTCGCCACGTCGAAAATACTCGGCCGACGCCGACGATATCCGGCGTATGGAGGAAGTTTTTAGCTGGTTCGTGTTCATCTCCGGAAAGAACCTGAAGACGAAGCGCAGGAAGCAAAATGCGGTGTATCTGCGTTCACGGAAATGCAGGGGAAATCCGTTGCCTTGGAGAGTGGTCAAGGAAGGTCTTGGTGTGTCCCATGTGACCGCTCAGCAGCTTTATGAGGAAGCTTTCGAGGAAATGCTGTTTTATGTCAGGAAGTTGCACACGAAAAACCGCCTGCCAAAGCCGGTATAAAAAACCCATACGAAAAAAACATTTTACAAAAAGTGTAAAAAAAGGCATACTTTTTTTTATGATGTCGAATTCCCGTGCTTGATGGGAAAATGACCAAAAAACCAAGGCTGAATCTTCGCGGATTCGGCCTTTTTTATTGCCCGGAAATCCCATGAATCCATTGTCAGCCTTTACGCCTAAAAGCGCCGCAGCGTTTTTGGATGCGCTGTCTGAAACCGCGTCCGTCACTCTCGCTGCAGCTGCGGCCGGTGTTAGCCGCCAAACCGTCTACAACTGGCGCAAGGAACACACGGACTTTGCTGTGGCCTGGCTCGAAGCACTCAAGCTTGGAACCGCTGCCCTGGAAGACGAAGCCGTCCGCCGGGCCCATGAAGGCGTTGACGAGCCTGTGTTTTACAAAGGCGCAATTGTTGGCCAGGTCAAAAAGTACAGCGACACCTTGCTGATATTCCTGCTCAAAGCGCATGAGCCGGAGAAGTACCGCGAGAAATCCGAAATCAATCACACCGGCGACGCATTTGGCATCAAGGACATTTTGAAACGCATCGATGGAACCACAACCGGAATCAAGGGTCTTTGAGCAGCTGCTGGGAGACCGTCGCTGGCGTCTCAGCAATCTGTATTTCATCAAAGATCCAAAAGGGGAAAAGGTTCTATTCAAGCCCAATGATTCACAGCTGGATTTCAGTTACCGGCTGCATGAGCTGAACCTGATACTGAAAGCCAGGCAGCTCGGTTTTACGACGTTCATCGATATCTTCATTCTAGACTGCTGCCTATTCAATTCGAACGTTGGCGCGGGGATTATCGCGCACTCACTCAGCGATGCTAAGGCGATATTCGAGGATAAAATCAAATACGCCTATGACAACCTGCCTTACGAAATCAAGGCAGCGCAGGCGGCGAAATCTGATACGGCGCAAGAGCTGAGATTCGGCAATGGCTCGTTTATCCGCGTCGGCACCAGCCATCGATCGGGAACGCTGCAGCTGCTGCATGTGACCGAATACGGCAAGATATCGGTACGCTTTCCGGAGAAGGCGCTGGAAATCAAAACCGGTGCATTCAACACGGTGCATGCTGGCCAGGTCATCTTCGTCGAATCGACCGCTGAAGGACAGGAAGGCGAATTCTACCAGATGTCTGAAGCCGCTATCGCTAAGCAGCGACGTGGCGAGGCACTGACGGTGATGGACTTCAAGTTCCATTTCTATCCTTGGTGGAGCGAAAAAACATACCGGCTGAATCCTGAAGGCGTCGTGATTACGCCGGAGATGGAAGCATATTTCGAAAAAATTGCCGCTCCTGACTCCGACACCGGCCGCGATGCTATCAACCTCGATGACTGGCAAAAGGCCTGGTATGTCAAAAAAGCGGAAACCATGGGCGAACACATGAAGCGTGAGTTCCCGTCTTATCCGGAAGAAGCATTCGAGCAATCAGCAGAAGGCGCGTATTACGGCAAGCAGTTAGCGCGCGCCGATCTGGAAGGCCGTATTACTTTCGTTCCGCACGAGCCGCAATTGCCGGTCGAAACATGGTGGGATCTCGGCACGGCGAAAGGTGCGGCCGATACGATGGCTGTCTGGTTTTCGCAGACCGTCAATCGTGAGATTCGGTTTATCGATTATTATGGCGCCAGCGGTGAAGGTTTTCCGCATTTTGCCAAGGTTTTGAAAGAAAAGCCATACGTCTACAAGGCGCACAACATGCCGCATGACATCGTGGTGTTGGAGCTGAACGGCCAGACGCGCATGCAAACGGCAATCGATCTCGGTATCAAGCCAGTGCTGCAGGTGCCGAAAATGGAATTGATGGACGGCATAGAAGCTGTCCGCACCCTTTTCCCGCGCTGCTGGTTCGATAAAGTGAAATGCGCTGAAGGATTGCGGGCACTGCGTTCTTACAAAAAGGAATGGGACGATGCGCGCGGAGCTTACAAAAACAAGCCAGACCATAACTGGGCATCACATCCAGCGGACGCATTCAGAAGTTTCGGCCAGGGATTCATGGACGATGTAGACGGCGCGACGCTGCAGCAGAACAGCATTACGGAACGGATCACCGATTCATTCCAGCAACAAGACAACGATTTTTCATTATTCGGGTAAGACACTATGGCAGGCGCAGGCACATTGTACGAGCGGGAAGCCGCTGCGAACATGTACGCACAGCTGCAAACCGCCACCGGTGGACAAGGCCCGGATTATGGAGCGCTGATCAGTGCCGTCATTGGCGGTAATGCATCTCCCTCATCTACTGCCGTTGCACCCACAACCCGGCCTGAATCGGGCAAACTGACAACGGTTGATACTTTCGCGCCGGTGTCGACATCCGCGGCGACGTCAACCATCAGCCAGGCAGCAGCTGCTCCGTCGACCGGCTCGCTCAAAGTGCCGTCGAGTAGTGTAGTGCTGGCTCCATTGCGGCAAGGAGCAAATGCCCTGCGCGCAAACAGCGTACTGTCTTCCGCCAATAACAGCACGGATATGCTCAGCGCCGCTAAGCTGGGTATCGACCTATTCCGCATGGGCTCAGGCGCTGGGTTAAATGGCATCGACACGTTGGCGGGCAATCTGTTTCCCTCGTTGTTTGGTAATGGGTTTACCGCCGCCGATGCTGGTTTCCTTGGTCAGTTCGGTGTAACTGCCGCGCCGCAAGCTGCCGGCGCTTTATCCGGAGTGTCAGTCAGTGGCATCTTCTCGGGCGCGGGCATCGGTTATGCCATCAATTCAATCAACCCGCTGGTGAAGGATAAAAACACCGCGACGTCCGTCATATCGACCGCCGCCGGTGCTATTGGCGGTGCTGTTGGCGGGCCAATCGGAGCGGTCGCGGCCTCATTCGTGGCCAGCACCTTATCCGGCGTACTCGGCATTGGGCCTGGCCGTGCGCATCCCGCCAGCACCTTCGGCGGCGATATCGATGAAAACGGCAAGTGGAATGGCGTGATACAAAGCAAACATCTCGATACCAGTTATGGCGCTGCTTTCAATACAGCGGCGCTCGGTTACATCCAGCAGCTGAATGCGCTGGGAGTGAAATTCGAAAACACCAATATCCACGGCGGCGTCGATGATGGCCGGGGCCTGGTTGGACGTGACAATTACGGCAACACCTCAACCAATGGCCAGGAATATGTCTGGTTCGACCCAAACGATATTAACGCCGCCGACCAGGCCATGGCGCGGGTTTATACGCGAGCTGCCGACCTCAATAAAATCGACAATGAAGGCCTGCGCAATGCCCTGGCCAATTTCAACTATGACGGCAAAGGAACACAGCAGGTATTGACGGAACTGAAAGCGGCGATGTCTCCAACCGCGCCCGCATCCGGTGGAACGCCCGCAACATCAACCAAGCAGCCCGATACCACGGCACCGGCTCGAATTGAGGCGGTAACAAACGCGCGCCAGGCACAATTCGATAATTTCATCAAGGCCGTCGAAGGCGGAAAGTCCGGCAAAGCGGCAACGATTAAGAGCAGCCCGCGTGGCGACACCAGCGCTGCGACCGGCAGTAAGCGCCAGTTGATCGGCGTGACCAACGTGAATGACCGTAAAAACCTCAAGAAGCGCCTATTAGAAGCATGAGCGAAGAGAAACCGGACAAAGACGGCGGCGGACAGAAGCGCACGATACAGCCTGTCCTCAATGAGCAACAGAAACAAGCGATAAAGGAGAAACGCAACCATGAGTGAATATGTAACGCTAGGCCTAGGCATAACGGCGTCTGGTAGCTATCCAACGGCTGGTTGTCAGTATCTCGGGGCGCAGTATTTCTTTGAAGTCAACGGAACCTTCGATAGTGGTTCGATAAAATTACAATGTTTGTCACCGGGACAAAGTGTCTGGCGTGATGTGCCTAACAGCTCCATGACCGCTCCAGGCGTCGTATTACTTAAACTTGGTCGAGGTTGTATGATTAAAGCGGTAGTGGTTGCCAATGCCTCTACAAATCTGGACGCAACGCTTACTCCTTATGACGGTAATTAATCATGACTATCGCCGTATATGACAACGTTATTCCTACTCAAGTTAATCTTTCGGCAAGCGGAAGCGCCGTCATCCCGATTGCTGCAAAATATGTGAAGATAATTGCAATTGGAGCTGGTGGCGGTGGCGGTTCAGGCAGACGTGGCGCTGCAGGTAGCGACCGATATGGCGGCAACGGAGGGGCCAGCGGCGCGGTCAGTGAGACTATATTGCTTACCTCAAGCTTACCAAACCGAACATTGACGGTAACAGTCGGAACAGGCGGCACTGGTGGTTCTGCCAGAACGACAAATGATACGAGTGGGGCGACTGGAAATACAGGTGGGAATACTCAGGTGCTTAGTGGCTCCCAAAGCATTTGTTTTGCCCGTGGCGGTAACGGCGGCGCAGGCGGTGGCACCTCAGCAGCATCTGCATCGACCGGCTCTACAGGTGTTTATAATGGTCAGGATGGTGGCGTTAGCTTGTCCTCGGCGAATGGTTCTTCACCAACTCCAATCGGTGCGAGCGCTGGAGGCGGCGGAGGTGGTGGTTCTGTCTCTGCCGCAGATGTTGTTAGAGACGGTGGCGCAGGCGGAATTGGCGGAAGAGCATATACAGCCGCATCGAGCGGCCCTGCAGGCGGAACAGCCGCTGTGCCTGCGGGCGTGTCGGCATCTTCACCAAATCATTATTTCCCGGGTGACGGTGGGAGCGGCGGCGCGGGAAGTGTGAGTGGCGCAGCTGGCACTGGTGGTAACGGAATTCGTGGAGGTGGCGGCGGTGGTGGTGGTGGTGCTTTAAACGGCAATAATTCCGGCGCAGGCGGTGGCGGCGGTGATGGTTATGTATCCATTGAATATTATTAAATTAAGTAATTAAAACGTTATGACAATCGCGTTTTTAGGAGCAGAAGCCCAGAACGGCTATACCTATTTAAACCAACTCACTAAAGGCGGTTTTTGGTCTAATCTCGATGCGACACCCCCTGTCATAAATCGGATGCGTGACCGCGTGTTCGTCGGCAATGCAGCCTTGATGCATGATAATCGCGCGGCGACAAATAATACATGGATTCCTAATAACTCAGCTGGCGCAAACTGGGCAATGCGCGATAGCCAGTTTCTGGTGATGCAAGATCGCGGAGGCATGGCGGTGACGGGTATGTCGCAAGTGATTGATGGAGAGAGTGACGTCAATCCTGCCCCTACGATCGGTGTATCTGGCTTTGTCATCAATAATGGCTCGCGTGGGTTATCGTCATGGGGTTTGTATTCAGATGTACAGCATGAGCCTGGTGCCCCCGCGCAATCTTACGGGTTAGAAGTTGCCGCCAAGAATAAAGCTCTAGATTACACATCAACACCATATTCGATGACCTATGGCGTCTATGGGCTTTGGCTGGCCGGTGGTGGTGATGACACGTATGGCGGCGCGCATACTAACCCTAATAACACCGCGTTGGCAGTGGTCAGCAATTCGAGCACGTGGAACAAAGGTATTGTGTTCGCCGCCGACGCCTTAACCGGCTCCGATGGCGTAACAGGCACAGCAACCGCCATTCAGATGGCGCGTGGTCATACCATCAGCTGGCTGCAGTCTGGTGGCAATGCAGGCGCCACGATCCGCTCTAACGTGAACATCGGCAATCGTGAAGTATCGATGATTTTCGATAATAACGAGATTGATTATTTTGGCTCTGGTGGCGCAACGCTATTTAAAATGCTGCATCAAGCAAGTGCCGTAAATTATCTAGCAGTCAAGAATTCCGCTACAGGTAATGCCATTGATATCGGCGCATTCGGCACGGATAGCAATATAGATTTATCTCTGACAACAAAGGGTTCAGGCGTTGTGAGATTCGGATCATATACCGCGATCGGCTCAGAAACACTCGCTGGCTATGTCACCATCAAAGACATAGCGAATAATGTTCGAAAAGTCGCCATCGTCAATTAGGAACGAATATGAAAATAGACTTCACACAACAGCTTAAAGACGAAGATGGTTGCATAGCTAAACAATTGGATGCTTCAGGCAAAGAAACCGTACTAACGTTGCAGTGGTTATCCTCGTTTGCGCTGTTACGTCAGGCACCAGAAGGCTATGACGTGGTTGAATTATATAAGTTGGGGATGCAAATTATAAACAGCACAGAACCACTCGATCTGACTGTTGAGCAAGTAGCCTTAATACAAAACAGGATCAAAAAGCTTTCATTGTTTCCCGTCATTACCGGTCAAGCAATTTTGCTCTTGAATCAATCAGAAATCTGAAAGTAACAGCACCATGGATATTGCGGCAGTCATCAAGCGCCAGGAGCGTTTGAAAGCGGAGCGTTGTCTATTCGATTCTTATTTCCAGGAACTCGCCGAACATATTCAGCCACGCAAATCGAACATTCTTTCAAAAGGCCAGCCGGGCGAAAAGCGCATGCAGAAGGTGCTGGACTCCACCGCCATCGCCGCCAATGAACTGTTTGCCAGCAGCATCCACGGCATGCTTATCAATCCAAGCTCGCAATGGTTCCGGATCGAATCGCAGGATGATGAGTTGAATAATGATAAGGAGGTATCCGCCTGGTTCGATGACGTAACGGACAAATTGCATGCCGTTCTGGGTAATGAGAAGTCGAATTTTACCAGCTCGATCGAAGAGAACCTGCTCGATATCGGCGCATTCGGCACCAGCGCGTTAGCCTCCGAAGAGCGTTATGACGACGTGCCGGTGCGTTTCGATGCCTGGTATGTGGCGAATTTCGACTTTGCCGAGAATGAATCCGGCCGTGTGGATACTCTGTTCCTCGAATACAAGCTGTCCGCCCGCCAGATCCTGCAACGCTTCCCTGAAGGCAACATCCATCCGAAGATACGTGAAGCCGGGAAGAAAAGCCCGGACACGGAATTCACCATCTTACGACTGATTGCCCCGCGCGAAGATTACGATTCATCCAAGTCCGACAATAAAAGCATGCCGTTCGGCTCGTGGTATATCGATAAGGATAACCGCCAGCTCATCGATGAAAGCGGCTTCTCCGAATTCCCGATCAATGTCTGCCGCTGGCGTTTAATCACCGGCGAGCGTTACGGCCGGTCGCAAGGTATGACCGCCCTGCCCGATATCAAGATGCTGCAGGCGATGAAAAAAGCCCAGATTATGGCTGCCGAGAAGATTATCGAACCGCCGCTGCAATTGCCCGCGCAAGGCTTCCTTGGCAAGATTCGTACATCGGCCGGCGCGCTAAACTTTTATAACCGCATCGGCGATCAGCGCATCGAGCCAATCAACACCGTCGGCGATATCCGGATCTCGCTGGAAATGACGGAAGCCGTAAAAGCCGATATCCGCGCTACCTTCTTCAATGACCAGCTGCAGCTCGTCAACAGCCCTGAGATGACCGCCTATGAAGTGGCTCAGCGCCTGTTCAAGCAATTGCGCCTGATGGCCCCAATGCTCGGCCGCGTGTTGTCTGAACTGATTGGCCCTGCCATTGACCGCACGTTTAATATCATGCTGCGCCAGGGCCGCTTCCTGCCCATTCCGGAAAAGCTCCAGGGTAGCGAGACCAAGATTCGTTATTTATCTCAGCTCGCCCAGGCTCAGGCCGCAACCGACGTCGATGCCATTGTCCAGACACTCCAGACCGTCTCGCCGCTTGCCCAGGTAGACCCGGGCGTCATGGATGAATTCGACTTGCCCGCGGCTGCCCAGATTATCGCTCGCGTGAAAGGATTCCCGCCAGAGGCACTGCGTAAGGCCGATGCTATTCAGACGTTGCGTCAGAACCGCGCAAAACAGGCACAGGATGAACGCCAGATGCAGGCAACTGAACGCGCATCGGTTGTCGCGAAAAATGTAATACCGGCGCGCGCTAAAGCCGCCGCGATGAATGGAGCCCGTTCTAATGCAATCCACTAGAGAAACTGCCGAAGCAGCCCGCCGTCAATTGATCCGCGATGTGAAGGACACGTTTGGTTCCGGCGCTGGCCAGCGAGTTTTCGAACATCTCACGTCCGTCATTTACGACAATTCATTCGTTAAAGGCGACCCGCACGGCACTTCATACAATGAAGGTGCCCGTGCCTTTGCACTCGAAATTTATCACCTGGTGAATACGCCCGACCCTGAACAGGAAGAAGCGGAAAATGAAGACGTGCCGACCAAAGATTAACCACTAGAAAGGAACTGTCATGACTGACAATAATTCCCAAGATACCGGCACCGGCGGCAATACTGCCAGCTGGCGCGAATCATTACCCGACGACTTAAAGACCTATAAAGGCTTGGAAAAATTTCCGACACCGGTTGACCTGGCCCGCTCGTATAAATCGCTGGAAGTTCGCCTGGAAGAAAGCGGCCGGGCCGATGCCATCATCCCGCCTAAATCCGATGCGCCGCAAGGTGATTGGGATAAATTCTATAATAAGCTTGGCCGTCCGGAATCTCACGATAAATACGAAATCAAGCTGGGTGATGACCTGGCGCAGAAAGTCAAGATTGATGATGCCGAGCTAGCCGCCATCAAGAAACAGGCGTTTGAAGCTGGCATGACACCGAAGCAGGCTCAGAAGTTGCTGGAAAACACAGCCGCCGTAAAAATCTCCATCGCCGAAGGCAATCAGACGGCAGAGGATGCCAAGCGTACCGCAGCGGAAACTGAGCTGAAAAAACGCTGGGGTGGTAAATTCGATGAACGCATGAACCAGACGAAGGTGCTTCTTGGCAAGTTTGTTCCGGAAGACATGAAGGGCCAGCTTGCCGAGATGAGCAACAACCCAGTGATTGTCGAACTGATGTATGGCATCAGCAAGAACTTCAAGGAAGATACGCTGCTCGATGCGCAAGGCGTTTCCACAGCAAAAACCTCCGCCCAGATTCGCGCTGAGGCCACGGAAAAAATGAAGTCCGACGAATACCGCAATCCACGCAACCCGCTCTACGAAGAAACGAGAGCCGCGGTGCGCAACCAATTCAAGCAAGCAGCCGCACAAGAAGGCCGCTGATTTCAAATCGGATAATCGCAAACGCTTGGAATGCGACCCGAACGTCTACCTATAAATCCGAACAATCTTAACTGACTCGGTTGACGCAGCAAACGCTGACGCCAGGGGCACGTTACGCCCAAGGACTGCTCGGCATATGCCGAACAACAGCTCCGAAAAAGTGAATTTTTAATCTTTTTCGGGAGACACCCAAATGACTGACTCAATCGATATTGCATTAGTTCAGCAATATTCCGCTGAAGTGCATCTAGCCGCGCAGCAGAAAAAAAGCCGCCTGCGTGGCAGTAAAGCTGTCATCGAACGTTTTGTGACAGGCAAGGATTTTTACTATGACGGCCTGGGCGACAGCGAAGCTATCGAAGTGACTACACGCCATCAGGACACCATTGCGCAGGACATCGCGCATAACCGCCGCCGTGGCACAATCCGTCACTTCACGCATACCTTCCTGTTGGATAAGAACGACAAACTCGAAGTTCTCATCGATCCGCAGTCGGAATATGCGATGGCAACCGCTCGCGCGTTGTACCGCCAATATGACCGCCTGGTCATTGAAGCAGCAACCGCTGCTGTCAAAACCGGCCGTTATGGTGAAAACACGGTATCAGCCGCCAGTGATGGCGTTTTGACCGTCGTGCATGGCGGCGTTGGCCTGACCTTCGACAAGCTTCTCAAGGTCAATGAAAACTTTGGCGGCAATGAAATCGGCGGTGATGAAGATGAGGAATTTTACACCCTCATTTCCTCGCAGCAGAACACCAATCTGATGGGCGAAGCAAAACTAACTTCCCGGGATTACCGTGATGATTACGTCATCTCGGGTGGCAAGATGCGCCGAGCAGCAGGCCATAACTTCATCCATTATGGCGGTTTGGTGTCAAGTCCGATGCTGTCGAAAGTTTCGACAACCCGTACCTGCTTGTCGCTCGCAGAGCGGGCAATCTGCATGGGTATTGTCGCGGATCTGGAAGTTGATATTTCCCGCCGTCCGGACAAGAACAACGCCATTCAGGTTCAGGCAACAATGTACATGAACGCTATCCGCACGGAAGGTGTTCGCGTACAAAAACTGGAGGCCACTGAAACCTAATCTAACAACACCCGTTCATTAATCCTGAACGACCTGAGGGAGCTGGAAACGGCTCCCTCTTTTTTAAATTAACTTTTTAGGAGTTACTCTAATGGCCGTAGTAGATAAATACGTCAACGCGGATACCGTTGCAGGGGATCTGAAAGATGCCTTCACCAACGGTTCCGTAAAAATGTACACGCAGACCTATGAACAGGCTGCGTCAGACAACGATACCTCGATCTGGCGATTATTCGATGTCCCTTCCAACTGTGTGCCTGTACGAAGCCCGGTGATGTGTGATGCAATCACCGGCGCAACGGACATGGATATGGGCGTCTATCGCCCTACCAGTGCAGGCGGCGCAGTCATCGTCAAGGATTGCTTGATGGATGGCCAGACCTTCGCCTCGGCGTCAAAAGCGCTGAATGGTTTGGGTAAAATGGCTATCGAGAATATCGGTGCGAAAAAGCTTTGGGAAATTGCCGGTCTTAGCAAGGATCCGGGCGGCAATCTGACCGTTGCCATCACCGGTAATACGGTTGGATCTACCGGCGGCACTGTTGTCGTCCAGTTTGAAGTTATCCAGCCATAATTTGTTGTCGTCGTAACCACTCGGGGAGTCTTCGGACTCCCCTTTTTTTTGAGATGTTTTCATGACTTCAGAGGTAGAGATCTGCAATCGCGCGATCGATAAAGTCGGCGGCAATTCCATTGTCAGCCTGACGGACAACACCGAAGAGGCGCGAATCCTTAACCGCAATTATGCGGGTGTGCGCGATTATTTGCTGCGGACAGATACCTGGAACTTCGCAAAAGCCAAGCAAACTCTGGCTGAGCTTACCCCGCCTGATTTCGGTTTTGCCAAAGCATTCCAACTGCCGACCGACTGGCTGAGGAATGTTGAAATCAACGGCGATTGCGATGGTAAGCTTCAATTCGATATCGTAGGCGACCAGCTGCATACTGATGAAGATTCTATCAACCTGGTCTTTATCCAGCGCATCACGGATCCCACGAAATTCGACGTGCTGTTTACACAGCAACTCATCGATGAGCTGGCGAAGGTGCTGGCCTATCCCGTCACGCAAAACCGCTCGATGCGCCAGGATATGGCAGGCGAAGCGCTGACCACCGGCGTTGTGGCCAAAGCTGTCAATGGGCAGGATAGCCACGAAGAACGGCGCGAATCCAGCAAGTTCCTGCAGGCGAGGGTCTGATGCCTCGCGGTTCGGTATTCAAAAACAATTTCTCGGCCGGGATGATATCGCAGCTGCTCGATGCGCGCGAAGATACGGCCACCTATCAGAACGGCGCGGCCGAGCTTCTGAATATGATTGTACTGCCGCAGGGCGGCCTCAGTAACCGGCCAGGGTTTGAATATATCGCCGAGGTCAAAGACAGCAGCAAGTATGTCCGGTTGATTCCTTTCATTTTTTCCGATGAACAGGCCTATGTGCTCGAATTCGGCGATAATTACATTCGAGTTTACCGCAATCAGTTTCAGGTGACTTATGCAGCGGCTCCAATCACGTCGATATCGAATGCGAATCCGGCGGTCGTTACCCGTAATTCTCATGGCTTGAGCAATGGCGACCAGGTGATTATCGACGGTGTTGTAGGAATGACGGAAGTGAACGGACGGCGCTTTACGGTCGCGAACGCGGCTACTAACACCTATGAGCTATCGGGTGTGAACAGCACCGGTTACGGCGCCTATGTCAGCGGCGGAACCCATGCAAAAATATTCGAAATTGCCAGCACCGGCGTAACCGAGGCAATGCTTGATGAGTTTCAGCGGGCGCAATCGGCCGATACGATGTGGCTGGTGCATCACAGTCTCCGACCGCAAGAGATGACGCGCAGCGGGCATACCAGCTGGACGATCGGGAATTACAACCCAACCTCCGATCCGTTCGTTTCAGACTGGCCCGCCGCCGTGGCGATTTACGAACAGCGCATTTGCTTTGCAAATACCGTTTCCGCGCCGCAGAAGGTCTTTGGTTCCAAATCGAATGATTATCAGGACATGACCACCGGCACTAATGATGATGACGGTTATATTTATGTGCTCGGAACCAATGATGTGAATCCGATTCAGTGGCTGTTTCCCGACCAGCAGCTGCTTGTTGGAACGAAAGGGGGCGTATTCGTAGCCCGTGGATCCGGCATCGATGACCCGATCACACCGACGAATATCAGCATTAAACGTCATGTTTCCTATAAAGCATGCGAGCGTGAACCAACATTGGTCGAAAGTGTCGTGCTGATGATCGACCGCCTGGCCAAGCGCATTTACGGCCTGACCGGGAATGATGGCGGTCTGGGCAGCAAATACACCGGCAGCAATGCGTCTTTACGGAATCCCGAGATTACGGCCGCTGGCGTCAAGCAGCTGGCCTATCAATCCCTGCCCTATAATACGACGTGGATGACCCGTGAAGATGGCGCTTTAATTGGTCTGACGCTGGAGCCTAATGAACAGGTGTTGGCATGGCACCCTCATGAAACTCAGGGTGAGATTGAAAGCACTTGCGTTATTCCCGGCGAAAACGGTGACGAATTGTGGGTGGTGGTCAAGCGCACGATCGACGGCCAGACCCGGCGCTACGTGGAACTGATGCATGAACGCATCGATGACAATCTCGAAGATTGTTTCTTTGTCGATTCCGGCTTGTCCTATGACGGCGCGCCGACCGACGTATTCACAGGCCTCTGGCATCTGGAAGGCGAAACCGTTTCAGTTCTGGCAGACGGCGCAACGCATCCGGACGTGGTGGTGGAAGACGGCGCGATTGTGCTGGATCGGGAAGCCAGCAAGATTCATGTCGGCCTGAGTTATGTCTCCAAGGTAAAAAGTCTGCGCCTGGCACAAGGTAGCGCCGATGGCACCGCGCAAAGCAAACGCAAGCGCACACATGAAATCGATGTGCGTTTCTATAACACCCTCGGCGGCAAAGTCGGCCCAGCTGAGGACAAACTCACGGAGATTCAATTCCGCAGCGCGAGTGACCCCATGGATCAACCGCCGCCACTGTTTACCGGCGATAAGCGCATAACCGCTTCTGGCCGCTGGGATACGGAAGGCCGCGTGTTTGTCCAGCAATCGCAGCCGCTTCCAATGACGGTGCTGGGATATGTTCAACGTTTCGTAGTGAATGACGGTTAATTATGTCCATTTTTGGCGATGCTCTGGATTTCTTCGGCCTGGGTGATACCGCAACCGCCATCGGCGATACGGTCGGCGACATCTTCACCGGTGTTTCCGGCATCTATGATGCGCTAGGCGGGGATACGGTCTGGAACACAATTCGTGACCTGGCTGGCTCAGGTCTCAATCTCTATGCAGCGCAGGGAGCGGCAGACGCCGCACTGAAATCTGGTCAAAGCTCCGCCGAAGTTTCATTCTCGAATGCCGAGCTGTTCCGCACCGAAGCTGAAAACGTTGCCGGGCGGGCGCATGATGCGCTGATTATGGCTCGCTATAACGGCCTCAAGCTGCTCGGCAAGCAGAATGCCTCATACGCAAAAGCAGGCGTAACGTTGGAAGGTTCGCCGCTGATTGTCATCAAGGAGACACGCGACCTTATCGAAACGGAAATCGTCAATATGCAGAAGCAGAGCCAGAACACTATCGATAATCTTAATGCTCGCGCAGCGATCGAGGATAAGCGCGGACAAAACGCGATCGATGAAGGCGCATTCAAGGCGGAAGCGGTGATGACCAATTCCGTCATTAATTCCGGCAAATCACTTTTAGGCATTTAACGCATGGCAATTATTCCTACCCTGCAGGCGCAAGGCCCATCGACGGCCGCTAACGAGGTCGTCACCGAGGATCCGCGCCTGGCGTCGGCGGCCAATGATCGACGCGGACAGGCCTTTGACCATCTGGAAGCATTCGCCAATTCGCTCGAGGATGCCCGCAGGAAAGCGCAGGATGACGCCTATGTGCGCGACAACCTGATGGACGCTGAGATCAATTACGCAGACGGCTTGATGAAAATGAAACAGGCGCGCGCGCAGAATCCTGAAGGCACCGGCCGTGCCTTTGTCGAGCAAATCGACGCGGATCTCACACGCCGTTTGGAATCGGCTCCGAGCCGTGCCGCGGCTGATGCGTTAAAAAACCGTGCCGCTCAGCTGCGCACCCATTACGGCGTCGACGCGCTGACCTTTGAAAACAATCAGTGGGTGTCGAACCAGATCACCGGCCTGAAGCGCACGGTTGAGGATGGCGCGGGACTGGCGGGCAATTATACGGATGTTAAGGAATTCGAAACGCTCAAAGGCCGCATCGAGGAAGATATCAATAACGCCTCGTCCTACATGCCGCCAGCGCAACAGGAAATCATGCGTAGCGAATATTCCGAGAAAATCGGCGCAACCTTCCTCGAGGCAAATATTATTCGGGATCCGCAACGTTCGCTCAGCCTGATCACCGAAATGGAAAGCAAGGGCTATATCAACGGCCTGCAGGCGGCAAAAGGCGTCGAGCAGGCCATGCGCCGCATTGAGCAAGACCGCCGCCTCGGCCTGGCGAATCTTGACAGCGACATCCGCGATTATTCGGCGATGGTGCAAACCACCGGCAAGCGTAACATGGTTTTTGAAAGCCAGCTGCAGGATATGATGACGCCGCAGCAATACATGCAATTCGATGCTCAGCTTAACTTTGCGACTGATACCGTGGCGCTCAAGCAGCAGCTGCAGGTGTCTCCCACTTCCGATATTGTGACCCGGCTTCAGGATATGCGTAAAGAGTTGGGTGACGGCAGCGCCGAGAACTTCCAGCTCCGCGCCAAGCAGTTCCAGGTAGCGCAGGAAACCGCCGTCGCGGTATTGAAGGAGCGCGAAGAGAATCCTGTCGGTGCCGCTAAAGCCGCTTTCCCGAATGCCCGCAATCCGAAGGATATTATCGCCGCACAGGTGAATCTCGGAATTCCGGAATACAAGCGCGGCATCCTGGAGACGGATCAGGCCAAGCAAATTACCGAAGACTTCCTGGCAGAAAAAGACCCGACGAAGCTGCTTGGAAAGCTGGACGGTTTGAGCAGCCAGGTCGGCGACCGGTTCAAGGGGTATGCGATGAATGACCTGGGCAAACAGAAGCTTCCGGCCGGATATCTGATTACCGCCGCGATCCCGCGCGAAAATGCATCCGTCAGGTTTGCCTCTGCCAAAGCCGCTATACAAGGCGAGAAACAGGTCAAGGAAGCGATCAATGACACCGATACATGGAAAGCCCTGCAAGATGGCGTAACACGCTCCCTGCGCGATTATAACGACAGTTATGTAGGATCGGGCGGCGGGCTCGAACAGGTTAACCAGCTGCGCGATCACCTGGTCAGCACGGCCGGGCTGTTGACGTTGGACGGCAAAAGCAATTCGGATGCCGTCGACGCGGCTGGTCAGCTGATCACCGGTGAGTTCAATTTCTTCACGAATAACAGCCGCACTATCCGAGTTCCGAAGAAAATGGATACCGGTTTGGCCTTGGATGCCAATAAGATTGAAGACGAATTGGCTGGCGTGAACAAGGAGGTGTTCGACCAGCCCACCATTAAATTCGTGAATCCTGGCCGTGGCATTACCGACAATGTGTTTAAAGAAATCATTAAGGAAAATGCATATTGGGCAACCACGCTCGATGATCAGGGTGTAACGCTGATGCTGGAAGGAGCGCCAGTGCTCATCGATAACGGTGGAAGAGCCGTGCCGATCGAGATTCCTTTCGATGGCCTTCAGAACAACACTGGCAATCAGTTGCTGAAGCTCACCCTCGATGCACAGCGCGCGCAGCTGCTGAAGACTTCGCCTGCCTCCGCGACCGATAACGCCCCTGCCCCGTTGCCAAAAGGCAAAGGCAAGAAGATTTCCGCCAATGAGGCTGTTATTAACATTTTTGACCCGCCGATGAACTAATGCCAGGTTTCAGACTTTCCCAAATCAGCAACGACCAGAACCGCGTTGCTAATCCCGATCTGCTGCCTGATGTCATCGAGAATTATCAGCCAAGCACCTTAGATTCGCTAGCGGTGGAATTCCAGGCCGGGCGCGAAGGGCCAGGTACCGGCGTAGCGCTGGAAGAATCTGGCGTCATCGAACCGCGCAGCCAGTTTTATGCCGCGCCTAAATCCGGCATTGTCCCTCCCAAACCGCCAAGCATTTCCGAAGATGAATGGAAAGCGAGCGAATGGTTCAGGCCGGATGTGCAATATTTCCCCGGCATGACCAAGGAAGGCGCAGCAGTGTTGGCCAAGCGCCGCGACAAAAACACCTATGCCGCTTTCATCGATGAGCGCGAGTCATCATTTCAGAAGACTCTCGGCATCCCTGCCATGCTCGCGGGATCACTGACCGATCCTGTTAATGTCGGATTATCCGTCATTCCGGTACCAGGTCTGGAATCGGCGAATCTGACCGCCAGGCTTGGCGTCAACGGCGCGCGCGCGGTCAAGGGATTCGCGCAAGGTGCCGTCGGTAATCTCTATGCCGAGCCGCTGGCCTATGCGACTGCCAGCGTAAGACAGGAAGAATATGGCATGGTGGATAGCCTGGTCAATCTGACCATGGGCGGCTTTGTCGGATCGACCTTGCACCTGGCGGGCGGCAAGTTCGCAGACTGGCAGGAAACGCGAAAACCGGATGTGTCGCTCGATGCGCATATGGAAACCGTGAACGCCGCTGTGAACCAGCTGGAAGAAGGCATCGATATCAATGTCGAGCCGATCGTCCGCCGGGCGGAAGAGATCAAGGCCGACCGCGTGGCAGTTCCGGACGAACGTTTGATAGCGCTTGAAACCGAGCGCCAGGCCATTCGTTACAATGTCGAAAACCTGGCGCCGGAAATTCGTGAACAGGCCGCGCGCGCCATCGATGCGCTGTTCGAAGAACGCAATACGCCGCCGGATTCCGGACGATTCCAGGCGGTTGCCGACCAAGCGGCCGCCGCCCGGCAAACTCTATCAGCTGCCGGCATCGATCCGGAGCAGCTGGTTGCCGGGGTTCCGGAAGCGAGATCGCGCGATGTGCTGGCGGCTCAGCTGACAGACAAGCAGACCGAGCTTGAGAATCTGCGCCAAAGCCTGACGGATCTGATTGATTCCCGTAAAACCGCCCGTGAATCCATGGATGCGGAATCGAAACCGGGCAAGCATCGCCGCCTGCAGAAATTCGACGATGAGACCAATCGCCTGCTGCAGCCCCTGAATAACCGAATTGCGGATCTGTCCGACCAGGTTGAGCGCGCCGGTTCGGATATCAATAGGGTTTACCGTGACCAGGCTAAGGCTCGATACCAGCCCAAATTGACGCCGCTGCAGAAGCGCCGCGTCAAAGCCATCAACGACCAGATTGCTACAATTCGCGGCCAGCAGGCCAAGACGGAAATGCAAACGCATCTTGCCAATCCCGATCGATACAAGGGCGGTGGAGAGGAAGCGGATTTGGCCCGCGATGTGATGAGCCAGCCAGACAAGCCGTTACAGGCCGAACCGGCCGAGCTGGATGCGGAGATCGCCGACCTGCAGGAAACCATTAAAGGCATGAAAGACTTGGGTTATATCGATGAGACGGAAATGACCAGCGTAACGGACGCATTGAAAGCGATCGATACCGAAGCAAAGCTGATGACGCAGGGGCTGCTTAACGCATCCTTCTGCATGCGGAAAGGCGGCGGAGCATGAGTTTCTTCAGTTGCATCAGTAAAATCGCTGAACACATGAAGGGCGAACTGACCGAGGCGCAAGCGGCGGATATCGTCAATACCCTACAGCGCCAGGCGGAAGCATCGCTGGCCATGGGCAAGGCCGTCAGCATCGAGGACGCCATCAGGCAGGAAGCCAAAACCCTGATCGATGATTTGAAACGCCAGGCGATCATGCAGAAGCGCGCCGAGCTGAAGAACCTTGTCGCGCGGCAAGAACGCCGCGGCTTCATCGATGCGCGTTTACAGGAAGGCCATCGCCCGGATGATGTGATCCAGGCGCAAACCGTCGGCGTTACCAAGAAAATGGCGGGCGGAAAATTGTCCGTCGATTCCAAGCAAAAGGCATTACACCAGCGCTATCTCGGCGGGTTTATCGCAGCCTTGCGTGATACCGACTTGCTCGACTTTGTGAAAAGCCGTGCCTTTGATCGGCAGATCGCGCAGGAATTATGGGCTTTGACCGCACCCAATGGACAGCCAGGTCTGTCGAAAAGCGCAGATGCGCAGAAAGCCGCCACAATCATCCATAAGTTTCAGCGCCAGGCCGTCGATCGGATGAATCGCGCCGGTGCCGATATCGGACAAATCGATGGCTATATCACGGCACAAAGCCACAATGGAACACGCATGCGCCGCGCAGGGTATGAGACCTGGCGCGACTCTATCATTGAACGCCTCGATCCCGTGCGCACCTTCCAGGGCGCTGATCCCGAGACATTCCTGAAAAGCGCCTATGACAGCATCATCAGCGGCAAGCATTTAACGGCAGGAAAAGCCGATACCGATCGGGCCAGTGTCTTCAAGGGCATGGGTAATATTGCCAAGAAAGCCAGCCAAAGCCGCTCGCTGCATTTCAAATCGGCTGATGACTTCATGGATTACAATGAGCAATTCGGCAATCGTGACCTGATTGAATCCATTGTACAGGGATTCGAGAATGCCTCGCGCACGGCAACTTTGCTGGAAAGCTACGGCACCAATCCCCGCGCGGCCTTTGATTCCGATATCGAGTATCTGCAGAACAAATATCGTGGAAATCCTGACAAGTTTAAATATGTGTTCGGCGCAAGGCTGAAGCAGCTCCAGAACCAGTTCGATGAAATCGACGGTACCACGCGGTTTTCCGTTGCTCCGACCATATCGACGGTTGCCTCTGTCACTCGATCGCTGGTCAATATGATGGTCATGGGAGGCACGGTCATTTCCGCGATTACCGATATCCCCGGCAAGGCGGCTCAGACTAAGTTCATGGGAAAATCGCTGCTCTCTGGTTACGCCAACAGCCTTGAAAGCCTTACTTCGCGCTTTGGCAGCAAGGAAAAGAAAATCCTGGGTGATATGCTGGCCGTCGGTATTGACGGAATGAGCGGAGCCATATCCGGACGCTTCTCGGCTACCGATATGTTGCCCGGTACCATCAGTAAATTGCAGCGTCTCTATTACAAGCTGAACCTGCTGACACCCTGGACGGATGCCCAGAAAACCGGCTTTGGCATGATGCTGAGCCGTGACCTGGCGCTGAGCCGAGAAATGCCGTGGGACGGCCTGCATCCCCAAGCAAAAGCGGTATTCGAAGCGTATGGCATCAAGTCGGCCGAGTGGGATGCGATACGCGCGGCGGCCGTGAAAGCGGTGGATGACAAGGAATATATCACGCCTGACGCGCTGCAGGATATTTCGGACGAAACGGTGCTGCGGTACCTGGGCAAAAAGGAAGCCACTGCAGGCGCGATTCAAAAAGCGAAAGACTCCCTTGAAAGCAAGCTCGGCGCTTACATTTCGGATAATACCGAGACGGCCGTGCTGACGCCCGGCGCACGTGAGCGGGCGATATTAATTCGTGGCACCCAGCCGGGCGATATAACCGGCGAAGTATGGCGCTTTTTCACACAACTCAAATCCTTCCCGACCACCTATATCACTAAAGTGCTCGGTCGCAATGCCGTCGGCCGTGGTTCGTTCGATATGCAGGCGATGGCGCATACGCTGGTTGCTTCGATGATATTCGGGTACCTGGCCAATGCCTCGAGTGACCTGGTGAAAGGCAAGACGCAACGCCCGGTCGATGATTACCGCACCTGGTCGGCGGCGTTCGTGCGCGGCGGCGGAGCTGGCATTTACGGTGATTTTTTCTTTGGCTCGGTCAATCGGTTTGGCGCGGATCCGTTAGTGGCTGTTCTGGGCCCCACGGCAGGTAAGCTGAATAGCGTCCAGAAAATCGCCGGTGCGGCGTTGAGAGGCGATGACTTTGGCGCGCAGGCAACACGCGAGCTGGTGAACTCCATTCCCGGAAATAATATTTTCTACGTCCGGACGGCGCTTGATTACATGATTCTCTATGACGTGCAAGAACGCCTGAATCCCGGATATCTGCGGCGCATGGAAAAGCGCATGAAAGACTCGCAGGGCAACGGCTTTATGTTTCCACCTTCTCAATACAGGTAATCTATCATGACAGTCTCTAGCAGCGCTTCCCGCAATTACTATTCGGGAAATGGCGCAACGACGGTGTTCGCCTATACCTTCAAGATATTCGATGAATCGCAGGTAAAGGTGATTGCTCGAGCAGCTGATGGTACCGAGACCGTCAAGACGCTGACCACGCATTACACCGTTTCCGGGGTTGGAACGTCGGGCGGCAATGTGACGATGCTGGTTGCACCGGCGAGCGGTACCAAGCTGACTCTGGTGCGCAATGTGCCGCTGACGCAGGAAACCGATTACACGCCTAACGACCCGTTCCCGGCCGAATCGCATGAGGCGGCACTTGATAAACTAACCATGCTCGTTCAGCAGCTGCAGGAACAAGTGAACCGCGCCCTTGCCTTCTCTCCCTCTTCGGCTTTTTCCAGTGTGGCATTCCCGGATTTGATTGCAGGTTACTATATCCGTGGCAATGCAGCAGGCACCGGGCTTGAGGCTGTACAGGGATTAACTGCGCCGGTGTTTGATGCCAATACAACATTCACAGCGCATGCGACCTTTGAAAACAACACATACGTCATTGGAACTCTGTACACCGAAGGCGACATATATTTCCAGCTTGGTAACATTAGTTTTGAGGGCGTGACGGTTCAATCAAACGGAACCGATTGGTACATGAACGGCGATTTCATTGATTCCGCTATGTTCTATAATCCATTCAACGAGCAGGTAACGAAAACCAGCAATTACACGCTGACCAATGATGACTATACCGTTCTCGCTGATACGACTGCAGGCAGCTTCAATGTCACGCTCCTAACCGCTGTCGGCCGCCGTGGCCGCCGTTACACAGTGAAATGTATTGGCACATCAAATAGCGTTACCGTCAACACCACCAACAGCCAACAGATTGATAACGGCCTCACCGGCGGAGGCACTAGCGTTACATACGCACAGCCGACATCTAAGACTTTTGAATCAAATGGAACCGGCTGGTTCATAGTTTAACGGGGGCAGCAGTGGATGCAGAATTTGCAAGTATTTCGTGGCAAGTCGGCCTTACCGTGGCAAGCGCTATTGGCGCTGTTGTATGGTGCTGGGTAGTGTTTTTCGTCAGGCGCGAAGTCAAGAGAATCGATAAGTATGGCGTGGTTTTGCAAGCCCTCCAGCGGGATTTGGACAAGAATTATTATGATAAATCTGAAGTAAACAGAATCACAACCAGCCTTGAGAAACGCATAGATGACGGCTTCAACAAGCTGGATACAAAACTCGATCTGGTTTTCGAACGCATAGATAGAAAGCAGGATAAGCCGTGAAGGTTTACGTCCCGCTCACCTGGCTCGTTCAACTCATTATCAAAGGAATACGCAAATGCCGTTGAAATATTTCACCGCAAAGGAACTGCAATGCCCGCAATCCGGCATCGTCAAGCTGGCTCCAGGATTTGATGTAAAGCTTGATGAGTTGCGCGAAGCCTATGGCGCGCCGCTGCATGTTAATTCGTGCTGCCGCTCGACTGCTCATAACGCCAATGTCGGCGGCGCTGACAATAGCTTTCACATTTACGATCGGCAGGGACGCGGCGTTCAAGGCACGTGCGCGATCGATATCCGGATGACGGATGGGAAATCCCGCTGGCGGCTTGCAAACATTGCAATGGAGCTTGGCTGGAGCGTCGGCGTTGCGAAAGGGTTTCTCCATCTCGATCGGAGAACTGACTACCCGGAATCAGGATGGCCTGAGCCGGTGATGTTTACCTATTAACAAAAAGGAAAAAATTATGGCATTGGGACAAGGTGTATTGGCGGGAAAGAAAACTTATATTGCGGCTGGCATGACCGGTCTTGGTATAATAGTTGCCTATCTGACCGGTGATGTCGGATTATATGAGGTGCTAAAAACTCTCGGCGAACTGGCGACGATTGCTTTCCTGCGCGGTGGTATCAAATCTGATGTAGCAAAGGCCACGGAGGAATTGCCATGGCTAGGCGAGAAGAAATAACCGTTTGGTCGTGGGAGCATACGGCGATTGTTCTGTTAACCCTGATCGCTATTACATCAATTTGCATCGTCATTTGCATGTATGGCGGTCATTTCTTCCTTATCCACCGGCTTGGCCTTTACCCTGCCTCCACGTTCAACCGCGCCTACTACGGGCGTTTTCTTTGTGCCTCTGCCTCGCAGGGAAGGCGTGTTGTCATCGTCATCCTTTTTGGCGAAACGGCGAGGCTTGCCGCCTACATAGGTTTCATCCATTTCCACTATGCCAGCCAGTAACTTGCCGTCATCCTTCATAGCGGCGCGTACACGATGCATCATACTCCAGACCGTAGGGCGGCGCATTTCAAGGTCACGAGCCGCTTGCATGGCGGATAACCCCTTCTTTGCGCTGAACATCAAGGCAATGAGCAGGAACCATCTTTGCAGGTCAACATGACTGTTATGAAAAATAGTGCCTACGGTCACGGAAAAGGACTTTTTGCATAGGTGACAATTCCACCGTTGCCCGCCGTCATTCTTGCGCCCCACCCGTGGGGAACGGCAGTAGGGGCAGGCAGGGCTATCGCCCCACCTGACCGCCTCTAAGTGCGCTATGCAGCTTTCCGGCGTAGGAAAGCGGCGGTAGATATGGACTATGCTGCTCATGCTGTACCTTCCAATATCCTGATGACATGGCTGATCTGCGTGTCGCGCCCTCGGCATTCCTCGCCCCCGTCGATCTGGCTTTCCAGCTCCTCGATGGCTTTCGGTATGCGAGACAGTACGATAGCGGCATCCTGCATCAGTTTGTCGTTCGCCGGGTCACGAACCGCATTATGAAGCAGGTGTATAATAGTGGCGATGTCGCCAGATGGTTTGCGAAGTAAGATTGACGCAGCTCTTGCAATACCAGCGCGCCACATAATATCACCGTCTGGCTCACCTTTGCCGGCGCAGCCAATCGCGACTGGCAAA